AGCAGTGAGAGATCATCTGTAATAAATGCTAAAAGATCCGCAGGCGCTAAAGGTAATTATAAAAGAAGTTCTAAAAGCAATGTTACTGGGACTAAAAGCAATGGATTAAAAGACTGGGTAAAGCAAGACTGGAGACAAGTTGCTAATCCTAGTTTAAAGTGTGGTGAAAAATCACCAGGTGAAAAAAAGTCAATAGCTAAATGTTGGGAAGGTTTTGAAAGAGTGCCAGGTACTGTTAAAGGTTCAAAAGGTAGTTGTAAAAAATCTCCTGTAGATAAAAAAGGTGATGTTAGAAGAACTATTGGTAAAGGTAAAAACTTTAATAAAGCTAAATCTACTGGAAAAGGTGCAGCTGCTGGTGGTGGTATGACACAAAAAGGTGTTAATGAATATAAAAGAAAAAATCCAGGTAGCAAATTAAAAACAGCAGTAACTAAAGATCCTAAAAAAATAAAACCTGGAAGTAAAGAAGCTAGACGTAGAAAAGCTTTTTGCGCTAGATCTAAAAAGTGGAAAAGTAAAAGAGGATTAGCTGCTAGACGTAGATGGAATTGTTAATAGTATATTATGGGATTTAAATTAAAAGCACCTTACAAAATAGATAATACTCCTAGATATGAAAAAAAGGAAGAACCAGGGGTTTTAGGAAGAGCTAATAAAAATGGCACTATAGTTATAAACTGCGATATAGAAGATCCTAAACAAAGAGAAATAGTTGATAAACATGAAATGATACATGTTGAACAATTTAAAGATTTTGAAAAGTCCGGAGGTAAAGAAGGACTTAATTACACTGATAATAGTGTTTCTTGGAACGGGGAAACTTATCCAAGAGAAAACGGAAAAATAAAATATAAAGGAAAATGGCTTATTGAAGGCCATAAGAGTTTCCCATGGGAAAAAGAAGCATATAAAACAGAAAAAACAAAGAAATAATGTCAGAAGATAAATTAAAAAGAAAAGTTGAAAAGACCAAGGATTCAGAAGGATCTGTTAAGAACGTATTTAAAAAAGGAGATAAGTTCGCGTCTAAGCAAGTTAAGAAAACAAAGCAAAAAGGTGCTAATACCAGAAAAGAAGCAGAACTTGGCGTTGTTAGTAAAAAGACAAAGCAAACCTCTAAAATGGATGGTGAAATAGGTTCTAATAAAGGTGGAAAATTCAAATCAAAAACAAAATTTGAAAAAGACGGTAAAAAAGCAACAACTAAAGTAGTAGAGAAAAATAAAAAAGGAGTAAAAACCAGAAAAGAAGTTGTTAAAGTAGATGGTAAAAAAATCAAAAAAACTAAAACAAAATCAAAAGAAATGCCAAGTTTTTCAAAGCAGTCGGGTACTCCATCTCCAGGTAAACTAAGTTACAAAGATTCGTACACTGATGCAGTAGCATCAAAATGGGAATCTAAAGGTGGTTATGATGCATATTTGAAAGCTGCTAAAGCTTACAACCAAAAAAAATACGGAACTACAGAACCTACAGCTACCGCTAAAAAAGCTGGAATAAGTAAAGAAGCGCTTGCTAATAAAAATACAAAAGATGTAAATAAAACTAAAGTTGAAGGCACTATGAGAGGTAGTGTTGATAACAAGAAGAAAGATGATTCAAAAAAATTAGTAGTAAAAAAAGAAGTTAAACCTATTAAGGTAAAAACTAAGCAAGACATAGCAAAAGAAGCTATCGCTTCTGGAGATAAAAAAGCTGGTAAGTCAGCTGGTTTAGAAGGTAAAGCTAAAAGAAAAGCTAATAAAGCTGGAAAAGCTCAAATGAAAGCTGGTGAAGCTAAGGGAAAAATGGAAGATGCTTTGAAAAAAGTTTCAGAAAGACAGAAAGAAGGTAAAAGCGTTGAAGGTGCTCAAGCAAAGACTGCTAGACTAAATGACAAGCTTAAAAGAAAAACAAAAAAAGCTGGTAAAAAAATGGAAAAAGCAGAAGAATCTATGGCTACTTATAAAGATGCAGCTTACATGAAAGAAGACGCTGCTTATATGAAAGATGATGCAGCTTATATGAAAACTAATCAAGATGGTGGTGTTATAGATCCAGCCGCTGCTGCTGATCAACTAAAAGGATTATCTGCAGGTATGATGCGAGAAAATCCTATAGGTTACTTTAAACAATCTATTAAATACAATGTCAAAGAAGCTTCTAATCCTAGTTTAAGTGCAAGTGCAAGAAAACACTACGCTGAAAACGCTCAACACGATATGAAGTCTATGGCTCCTATGCATGGATCTATGAAAGGTGATCAGTCTGCGTCTCGTGCTGATTATGCAAATTACAAAGGTACTGATAAAGGTTACCATGGTAAAACCGGATCATCTCATGGAGATCAGTCTGCTTCAAAAGCTGACTACATGAGCAAGAAAAAAGGTGGATCTATACTTTCTAAACATTTTAAATCATAAACATGGGAAAATTTAAACTAGGTTCTCCACGTGTTAATCCATTAAAGTCAAGGGGGTTTATGAATAATTCTCCCTTTACTTCAAACGGTAACACTATGGCCTTTAATAAAGAAGGAGAAGATAAAGAAAAACCTGCTTCAAGTGAAAAAGAAGCTAAAGTTATAGCTGGTGATAGAGCTAATGAAAATCTTGAAAAAAGCGACAAAAAAGAAATAGGTAGATCGTCATCACAAAGAAAAGGTGAACAAGACGGTGTGTCAGGAACTTTTACCGATGAAAAAATTAATTACGAACAAATAGGTAAAGGTGAAAAAAGCTGGAAACAAGCTTATGATGATGCTTTAAAGATGGGTTATAGAAAAGCAGACGAATCTTTTGAAGATTATGTAGCGAGAGCTAAAAGAGAAAGAATGTCTAGTGAAACAACTTCAACTTTCGAGGCAGACAAAACCGAGCCTGAAACAAAAACGCCTGATTTAAGTTATCTTAAAATTATACCTTAAAACAGCCTAGAATAGGTAAAGACAAGATGTGGGGTGGAGAATTATTAGCACAAACTAAAGTTGCAGAAGGTCAAAGCGTACTTCCTCTTAACGCTGCTAATGCACAATTCTTTAACCTAAATCCAGACAATTATGGAGGAACAGCTGAAGACGAAGAGATAGATAGAAAGTTGCGTTTTCAAAAACAAGTTCAAAATTATACTCCTAAATCTAGAGCAATGATGGAAGCTAGATATAAAAGTGCAAACAAATCAAAAGAGCATGATGGTATGACTGCAAAAGAGTACTATGATTCATTGTTAAATTATCAAGTTCCTGAAGGCTATAAACCTTTTTGGGAAAGAGAAGGCGGTGACTCTAGAGGAACTGATAATTACCAAAACCAAGTTGCTCAAGGTAAGGCAGACATGCAAGTGCAACAAACTGAAACAAACACGGGAATAAAAAGACCTCAAAATCTTAATAACAACTTTATAGAAAATAATTCTCAGTTTGATGAACAAGAAATAAGAGACATGAAAGCACTTCAAGAAAAAAACCAAAAAAAAGCTGGGCCAGGTACTAGAACTTTATCAGCTAATCTATAATGGAAGATAAAAAAACATTTAAAGAAACTAAAGTAGGGGCTTTTCTGGCTAGTAAAGCTCCTAAAGTTTTAAATGCTATAGGAGATATATTACCTAACCAAGGAACTCTTGGTGTAGTAAAAAATATTATATCAAGTGATAATAAGATTAAGGCCGTTGACAAAGAGCAAGCTATGAAGCTTATTGAGCAAGATATAGCTGAAATCAAAGAGGTGTCTAGCAGGTGGAGATCTGATATGAAGTCAGATTCATGGCTTAGTAAAAACACTAGACCTCTAGCTTTAATATTTTTAACAGCATCTGCAGTATTTATGATGGCTGTAGATTCTTTTCACTTACAATTTCAAGTTGACAACGCTTGGATAAATCTATTAAAAACATTACTGGTAACAGTTTATGTAGCATACTTCGGAAGTCGTGGTGCTGAAAAAATAACAAAAATAAATAAATAAAAATGGCACAATTTAACGAATGGAACGAACTAGACGGTGTTGAAGGTAACATGATGGCCGAGCCAAGAGTTTTTGGTCATGACGCTATAGCGCAAACTCCGTATTGGAATTTCACAATATCAGCTGGTGGAACAGGCTATACTAGTGATAGTATTGGCGATACTGTAACTGACGCAGCTACTGGTATTGAAGCTAATATAACTTCACAAAGCGGTGGCGCTGTTACAGGTTTAACTATAGTAACTAAAGGATCTGGAATTATAGCAGGTCAAGAATTAACATTAACTGGAGCAATTCCAGGAAGCGGATTAAAAATAACAATATCTGCAGATTCATTATCATTAATAAATATGCCTCTTCATAGAGGAGTAGTTTTATATAGTGGTAAAGCTACAGCTCAAGATGTAGGTTTAATTACAGAATCTGGCAGAAGTGTTACATTTAAAAATGTTCAACCCGGTACAGTAGTAGGTCATAAAGCACCTGTTTTAGCTACCGAGTTAACTAGTGGTGACGATATAGTCGCTATTTTCTAAAACAAACAAAAAAAACAACAATTAAATTAAATTAAATAAAATGGCAAAAGTAGCAAGTAATAAAGTAAGTAAAACTGAGTTAAAAAACATTAAAGAAGCTCAGGAAGCATTTGATGGAACAATGTCAAGCATTGGCGCGTTAGAATATAGAAAATCTATGATAATGAAAGCAATGCATGATAACTATAGTAAAGTAGAAGCAATAAAAGCTAAGTTAGAAAAGAAATATGGATCTGTAAATATTAATTTAGAAACAGGTGATATTACTAGACAAGAAAACGATCAAAATAAATTATAATGACTAAGATAATCAGAAAAATAAGTATTGGTTCTGATTATAAGAATGATGCTATGCATTATTCAGTTGGTCAAGAAGTTTATGGTGGACACAATATAACCGATATTCTATTTCAAGATCAAGATCAATCATACAACATTTTTATAACTAAAAATAATGAAGTCTTACCTTGGAAAAAGTTTAATAGTAATATGGCAATATCTGTGGAGTTCGATTTAAAATACTAATGAAAAGCTTATATAGCTTTGTTGTTAAGCCTTTAAGTAAAAGGTACAACAACACTACTAAAGTTGGTGACTCTACTTTAATAGTCAACACTAGTATTGAAAAGCACGAATTTGTTAGTAAAAAAGCTGTAGTTGTTTCGACACCTGCAGCTTATACTACTAGCATCAAAAAAGATGATATTTTATATGTTCATCACAACGTGTTTAGAAGATTTTATGATATGAAAGGTAGAGAAAAAAATAGCTCTACTTATTTTAAAGATGATTTATATTTTGTTTATCCTGAACAAATATATATGTATAATTTAAAATGTCATTTAAACTATTGTTTTGTAAAGCCATTGTTAAATAATGACAAACTACACAACAGAAAAGAACAACCTAATGTTGGTATAATAAAGTATACTAACAACGCCTTAGAAGCCGTAGGAATAACACCTGGCACACTTATTACGTTTACACCTAACTCAGAGTTTGAGTTTATTATTGAAGGTGAACGACTTTATTGTATGAAATCAAATGATATAGCTTTAACGCATGAATACCAAGGAAACGAAAAAGAAAATAATCCAAGCTGGGCAAAAAGCAATTGAGGAGTTAATTAAGGTAGCAAAAGAAAAGATCGTAGACTCAGACGACGATGTAAGCGCTGATAGATTAAAAAATGCTGCCGCTACTAAAAAACTAGCTATAATGGATGCTTTTGAAATATTAACTAAGATAAATGAAGAAGAAGAAATGCTTAGTGAAAAACCAAAAGAAAAAAAAATAGAAAAAAATTTTAAAGGTTTTGCAGAAGGGAGAAGCAAATGAGCTATCAGCAAACTCTTTGGAAAGAAATTAAGGACGTTGTAAATCCTAAAGTATTAGCTAAAAACAATAGATTTAAAAAATGGGAGTATGGCTACAACTCTGATTATGATTTTATAGTAATAAGTAAAACAGGTAAAATTGGACAAATCATTGAAATACAAAATCTCAGGATTGCTTTACCAGCAGCAGATGAACCGTTTAAACGAAGCGAAAAAAAAGCTGAACAACACTGGGAAAAGCAAGAATATCCAAAAGAATTAAGTAGAATTAAAAGTAGGTTTGACTGGGAAGAATATCCATCAGATTTCAAAGAAAAGTGGTATGACTATATCGACGAAGAATTCAAAAGGCGAGAAAATGGTTATTGGTTTTACAATAACGGCGTGGTTAATTACATTACTGGTACTCATTACATGTACCTCCAGTGGTCAAAGATTGATGTTGGAGCACCGGATTATAGAGAAGCAAATAGAATCTTCTTTATATTTTGGGAAGCATGTAAAGCAGATGCAAGATGCTACGGAATGTGCTACCTTAAAAACAGACGATCTGGATTCTCTTTTATGTCAAGCGCAGAGCTTGTCAACCAAGCTACAATATCTTCCGACGCTAGATTCGGTATATTGTCCAAGTCTGGTTCAGATGCCAAAAAAATGTTTACAGATAAAGTTGTACCCATATCAGTCAACTAT